TCCAGTATCAATATTCAGAGTGAATTTAAGTGCCAAAGAGTGACTTCCAGTACCAACTGTAGTTCCAATTCCTGTTATAGTTCCTGTAGTTCCACCAATACCAGTTACATTCAATACATTTTCATAAGACACTTCTGGAAGTGCAGTTATAACTTGTGGGGGTGTGGTGTTAGTATATCCAAGACCAGGATTGGTGATTGATACTGAGGTAATAGAACCGTTTGTTACAGTTGCTGTTGCTGTAGCGGTTGTACCAACACCCACTTTAATATATGAAGGAGCAGAAATCTTTATGTCTGCAGAAGAACCTGTATATCCAGAACCACCATCGCTAATAGTAAATCCTGAAATAGTTCCAGCAGCAGAAACTGTTGCTGTTATAGCAGCTGCTACTGAATTTATTGGTGTATTAACTATGAACAAGTCAGTTGTATTTTGTCCAATAAGACCTTCATAGTTGAAGAATCTTGCATCATCAATAAAAATGTTCGTATCTGTTGAACTGAAATCACCAATAATTTTTGCTGTCGGATAAACTTGTGCTTCTATAGAGTCTCTTGTTTTATATACAATTTCCCCACCAACAACAAGATCAACTTTTTGTTTTGCCCAACTCACAGGTCTGAACTGACTGTCGGAGACACCAATACCAGTATATGGATCGGTTTCTAATTCATCAGAACCGTAAATATTAAACACAGTTCTTTCATTTTGTCCAACTATATTATCGGTTGGATATAACTGTATTTTATCACCAGGTTTGATTGTTTCTGATATATCATCAATCAATATGCTATCAACTCCTCTTGTGCCTCTGTAGAAGAATATTTCTATATTATCGCCAACTTGCTGTTTAGGATCAAGAAGTTGTGGTCCGCGTGGAGCTTCAACAAAAAGAATAGATGTTCCGCCTACAAATTTATAAGTTTCTCCTGGATTTTGAAGAACGCCATTGATATAAACTAAAAGAACAGATTCTAGATCTATCTCTGCAGAATCTGGATTATCTCTATCAACCTCAAAACTTACAAGTTCGCCTTGGTATTTTAAAGGAAATCTCTTCCTAACACCATCTTGAAGACTAGTTATTGAATCAATATAATCAAACTGACCAAGTTGTATAGAGGAGAATGAATCATTGAAAACATCAAGAACTTCTAATTCAAAATTATTAACTGGTTCTGTAAGGTCTTTCGCTGTAACTAAACCAACTGGTTTAAACTTGTCACCCTTTCTAAATCCCCATCCAGGTCTTGTTATCTTGAAGTTTTTAACTTCAAACAATGTTGATCCTATCCCAACATTAGTATTTGCTGCTCCAACTTCAACATTAAGTAACAATCCAGATCCAGTGTCGGTTGTAGCACCAATTCCAAGTCTCGATGTTCCAACAATCTCCAAATTGGAGTATGATGGATCGGGTATTTGAATTACCGTAGTACTGGTTGTGTAACCAGTTCCACCATCGTTACTAACAACGAAAGATAGTGTTCCTCCAGCACCTACACTAGCAGTAATAGTTGCTGAATTACCATTATGATTTGAATCAGTAATACCTATAGAAATAGTTCCATAATATCCAGAACCGAGATTATCAGTGGTTCCGAGACCAACGGATACAATTGATCCTCCAGCCCCAACGACTGCGGTCACCGAAGCACCAACGAGAGGTGCAAATCCGAGACCTTGAGTAGATCCAAGAGAAACAATCAAACCACCTCTCGGTAATACGTTTTGATTTACATCATAATCAGAAAGACTATTATCACTATTGCCAGAGAAAACAACGCTGCTTATTCCAGAATTTTCAATGTAACTATAATTTCCGATAGCATTATTTGATGTTATTGGTTCTTGGAAGATATTATTGAGGAATAACATAGTACTTCCCGTTTCAATTCCAGTAACATCACTACCCTCAACAGTCAATCTATATGTGGCACCAATTCCAGTAAATTGTGATGAAATGTCATCAAAAATTCTGTTATTAGAGTAATCATTTCTCAAATAAACTCTACCACTGAATACAGATTTATTAGGAAAAAGATTTGAATCATCCACTATTTCAAAAGCATTTCCTCTTGGTGCCTCTGTGAAATGAATTTTGTTTCTGACTATATTATAAGAACCTCCATAAAGTCTAACAGTCGCTCCATTATTGTGAGTGGTGGCAGAAGAACCAACAAATCCTCTTTTAGATTCTATTACATTATAAGTTCCAATTCCCGTTATAGGACCTACAGTTGTTGTTCCCAAACCAACCGATACAACCTTTACATATTCATTGTCAATTTTAAGAACATTTCCTGCAGCAATAGAAGAGATGCCAGATACAGTAAAGAATGTTGATCCTGCCGAGATAGAACCACCTTCATTGTAAGACAACTGGTGATTAATTTCTGTAAATGCTAAAGGTGCTCTTGCAATTCCATCAAGAATAATCAATGATTTTTCCATCTTTTTGCTCATTTCTAAAGTATGAGCATTTCCACTTCCTGCAGAATTAAATGTTACTGCTGTTCCAGCGTTTGCATTTGATAAACTGGTTGCAAGTTTAAATTCATTTGCATTAATTCTAATAGCATAAACATCCGTTGGGAGAATATTCGTATCAGACATCACCATTGAAGATGATGGAGATCCAATAAATGATGATCTTGGAGTATAAATTAACTGTTCACCAGTCTTGAAGAAATGATTATCTATTTTAAATAATCCAGTTGCATTTACAACTGATACTGATGGGTCGAATGTTTTCTCAAAAATTGGATATTCATTATGATTTAAATTGAAGTCTGTTCTATTGGTTCTATCTCCATTGACTGAATTAAACTGAGTTGTATTTAAATTTTTACTAACACTACCATATTTTAATGTTTGTGGATTATTATCAACATCACTGGTGGTCTGTATAATTTCACTATAAGACTGGAATGTAATATCATCAGAAATTCCAGCATCTGGATAGAAGATCAAATTAAAATCACTTCCATCAATTTCTGCTCCAAAAGTGCCGATCCCAAGATTATCCTCGATGTTTAAGTATGGATACTGTGTTATATAAGTATCAGTTCCATTGTGGTTAAATAAAACCTTACCAACAGCAGAAGTATTGCCGTATGAAACTTTTACTATAGATTTTACACTACTGACATCAGATTCGGCATATGTCAAAACTGTAGAAATGCCAGAACCAGGTAATACCAAATAATTCGATTCCAGTCTACCCTCTCTAACACTAGAGTCTGGTTGTCCACTTGCTTTAAATATATAAGTACCTATTCCTACTGCAGTTGTTCCAAATCCAACGATTGAAGATCTAAGGCGTACAGTATTTAATTCAGTGTTATTCTCAAATTTAAGAGAGAATAAATCAGTTGCAGAATCAATATCTGAGGTAAATGTTCCAATAAAGTTGGAAGAGAATTGTGTCGAATCAAATCCATCAAAGAACAACTCCGATCTATAAACATCGGTATCGTCATGGTCTATAAACAAATCAACAACTGTTTTGTTTTTTGTAACTTCGTTGAATAATTCAACTTCGGCAATCAAAAATTCAAAAGTATCTTTAGACTTCTGATATATTACACTTGTTGAACCAACACCAATAGTTGTGTTGATTCCCACCAAATCAACAAATCCTATAGATTGTGTACCAACTCCAGAAGCAGTAGTATTAAAGTCAGATTTTATAAACTTGATATCAAAATCGGAATCATATGGATCTACAGGTACAAATCTGAGATAATGAGTTCCTACAGTATCTTTATATATTTGTAAATCTGCAATGGGATTATCTGTAGAATGTAAAGATGATTTTTGTCCTATTACAATATTATCTAAATTAGTATCTAATAATACAATTTCTGTTGTCTGTATATCTGTGTTATTTGGATTTATAATTTGTACCAAATAATTCATATAACCCTGACCAGGGTATACAATTTCAAAATCTCTATACAAAGTAGAATTTACATCCTCACTATTAACAAACAGGTTATTAAAATTATCAATTGTTAAGACCCTATTTGTTTTACATTCAATAAAATCACTTAATTTTTTATTTTGCAATGCAACAAATTTTGATTTTCCTGAAAGAACATTAACATCCGAACCAAAGTCAAAAATATTAATTTTATCTACTCTATTTTCGGAGAGAAGATCAAAAATTGCAATTGAGTTTGAGGATCCTGTTTGTGCAGTAGAAACTGTTGCCTTTGATATTATTGTAGTGTCTGCAAAATTCTTGAGACCAGTAGAGTGAAGAACACTATTAACAGGGTTGACCCAATCATCATATTCTATAGGGCTATTGATTGAATATGAAAGATTCTGATAATAATCATTATCTTGAATAACTTGATAATCCTTATTCAGTTTTCCTACATCATCAGACCACCCAAAATCTGTGACTAAACTATAATCAATTGTAAAAGCACCATTACTTTCTGTAATTGATTTAATTGTCGCTTCTGATCCAGAATCTTGTCCATATATTACCTGACCAACTACCAAATCGTAAGAACCATAAACTTTTATGGAGTCGTTCAGGACATGAGTAATCTTAAGATCTACTGCGGTATAAGAATTATTTAATTTTATAAGTATATTTTCACCAATTGCAAATTGTTTTGGTTTTTGTGTTACGTTAAACCTTGGATACACTTTTTTGTTTATAATTGCAGCAAACCCTCCTTGGATGGTCTTAGCTATACCTGGATTAGTGGCATATGGTGATATGTCAAATTTAACTACTGCTGGATTAGAATTTACATATTCCGTTACTTTGAAGAAATTGTAAGAGTAGTCTTTTGAATTAAATCCAGTCCCTGTCGTCGAATACTGTTGTATTCCTTCAACAAAAACAAGATCACCTTCAACAAAGGGACTAGTAGTAAAACCGACAATTGGTGTACTTAACGTGCAGGTTACAATTCCTGATGAAGAAGTGTCGCAATTATTGATAGCAATACCATTACTATTGTTAATTGTATAAATTTCAGATTTAACTTCTGAGATTCCTTTTGGAGATTCAAGAATCTCTACAGATGTAATAGCGGTTCCTTGAATTTTTGCTAATAGAACACCTACACTATATTCAGTACCAGTATTTGGATTAACTACTACTAAATCTGGTGCTGAAGAATATCCAGAACCCCCAAAAGTCACATCAATACCAGAAATATAATCTCTGTTATTTAAAACAATATTTGGAGAAATGTATGCTTCTGGACTTAGTGTTTTATCTGCAGAAAAATTGAAACCAGGGTCATTGATGGTCAATTTGTTAATATTACCAATAGTGCTTGATGTTGGAATAATGTCAGCACTTTCTCCATTAGTAGAAGTTATGGATAAAAACTCAGGAAGTCTCTTATAGTTTACACCACCAAATAGCAGATTTATAGAATTAACACCACCACTTGCAGTTAATGATTGGGTGGAATACTTTAAAGTTCCTGTAGAAGATTGTGTATAATTATTATTTTCTGGATTTTTTTCTAGAGAAATATCAAATGTAATTGTTCCTACACCAATAATATTGTATGATCCATTATAAACGCTATCAACAAAAGAAATTGTAGAGTAATCTTTAACCTCTGTATCAGAAGTGCTTATAAAACCAGATTTGGAGATTTGATAATAAATTTTTTCTGGTAAATTATTTTGATAATTTAAAGTTACTGTTGCATTTGTTGTAACACCAACTGTACCAAAACCAGAAACATTGAATGATGTTGAAGATCCTATTGAAGTAAAATTATTTTTAAATTCTTTATCATAGTAAAAATCTAAGGAATATCCATTCAAAGAAGAATCGGAAACATCAAAAACTAAATTATTACCCTTGGTTGGGTGTAATTTTGGATTAACTAATGACAACTCCTGCCCAGATCCTCCAGTAGAACCAAAACTAACTATGGATGGTGGGGAAGATACTGCATCATAGTAAGAAGGTGTTAAGTTTATTGTATTATCATCTATACGGTAGACATAGTATGGACCAGTTGACAATCCAGATATTAAATCATCTGAAGAATCATAAAATACCTTTTCACCAGTTACAAATCCATGATCTGCTATGGTCAATGTATTTGATGAAGCATTTACACTGTCTGAAGTAAAACCAACTGGATTTAGCAACAACTTATCAAATGATGAATTATATTTTACAAATACTGATGTTGAAGTTCCAATACCAACGGATTGGTTAGGAACTACAGTCAAATTAATCTGATCTTTTTCCAAAAGACCATGAGCAGTTGATACCGATACTCTAGATGTTATTCTTTGTGCTTTAGCAGTTATTTGAGTCTTGTTTGATGTTAAAGAATACTTGTAATTGGTAGAATAATCTACATTTTGAGCAAATGATACAAAGAATAGACCTTTTGTATTCGTCGTCAATCCAACTTGTGTGCAAAGTCCAATAAAATCATCAGACTTTTTGATTACAAATAATGTTTCAGTAGTTCCACTTTGAGGAATATTGAATGATGTACTAGTCTCTGTGGAAGAAACAGAGATTGTATTAGATGAAGGTGGTATTTCTAAAGTTACTTGTTGTCCAGTTTTAAATGGATGATTGGGGAGGTAAACATTCTGTGTCTCCACAGATAGATCTCTACTTCTGTCTCCTATAAAGTAACTATTGTTTACAAAGGTGCCAGAAATCGTTCCAATACCAATAGATTGTGAAGGGTTAAAATAAATCTTATCATTTAAATAAGATTCGAAATATTTTGTGTTTATTGGTATAGTAAAACTTCCAGTAGATACATCTACCCGAGTATTCTCAGTATGAGCAGTCCCTGTAACCCCTCTAACAACCCTTACAACCCTGTTCTGAGGATAAGTGTTAAGAACAGACATTCTCTCTGTTCCGATAGAAACAGTGGTCCCTGCAGAGACACTAGGAGGGATATTTAAAACAAAGATATCAGTTACGACACCGACTGTTGAATTTGCTGAAACTTCTGTAAGTAATCTTGTTGATTCGGTACTAACACCAATTTTATGAACTTTTGTGATACCAGAAATAAAAGTAGATAGACCAGATATTGATATATAATCATCATTTAAAAATTCATGAGATGGTGAAATATGGACAGAAACTTGATTTTGATTATCCCTAATCAAAATAGATGGCTCATATGATATAGTTGTAGTTGTTACATCGGTAATTGTCTTTCCTTCTAAAGATTTTACCTCTGCAGAAATTGCATACCCATTAGTACCAGTATTATCAAAAACTAAAGAATCACCGATTTTGTAATTACTTCCAGAATCATTAATAATAAAACCTTCTACAGATCCCTTTGTAACAGAATCTACAACTCCACTCTGAACCAAATATTCATACGGTTCTACAATGAAATCATTGTTTGAATATTTTTCATTGACCCTGTATGGGAATGTATTCCTAATCAAACTTGAACTGTTAAAATCATAACTTTGATCCAAATCTTGTTCTATTGGTAAAGAACGATATGTATTACCTATAAAATATGGGAATATTGAGGTCTTCCCGTTAGAACTAAGAGAAGTATGATAAGCATAAACACCATTAGGGTATTCGGGAGTTTTTGCATATCTACCATTATGTTCATCTAAATCCGATGAAGAACTTGTAAACTTATAATCTTCAACAAAATAACCTAATGGGAATAGTGAAACAGATGGTCTATCAACAACATTACTTGCTGATAATGTGTAACCACTGGTCAATAATTTAATGTTTGAATCTGAATTTGAAGGATCCGTATATCCATAACCACCATATATTGGATTTCCATCATATGCCCATCCAATAATTGGAGAATGATCCTTTCCAGCATCTCCAAACTCCGACGATCCTTTAGAGGTAGAATAACCAACTAATGCATATTCTAGACTATCATTATTATTTAAAACCATCTCATCTCCGAAACGGTAATGATTGTTTAATGTAAGACCTCTCAAATTTGTTTGTACATTTAAACCTATACCTGCAGGAAGAATACGAATAAAAGTTTCAGTCGAAGTATAACCACGTCCGGAATTTAATACAACAATATTGGTAATTTTTCCACCAGAAGTGATCGCTCTCAATTTTGCACCATTACCATCTCCAACAACTTCCAAATCTGGGGTAGAGAAATATTCAGATCCTGGAGTTTCTATGTAAACTGATACTATTTTACCATCCGAAATTACTGGAAGTAATTCTGCTCCTTTACCAGTTTTTACAGTTAACTGGGGTTTCTTTTGGAAATTGAGAATATTTGATCCATACCCTGTACCTTTTTCGTAAAGATATAAATCTACAATTTCTCCTCTAACAACAGGAGTTGCTGTTATGTTTCCTGATACTCCATCATATTGGGCGTTAATAGTTAATTCTATATCTGGATATGCAAAATTTTGATATCCGGAACCAGAACTAGTAATATCTACAACAATACCCTTGAGATAATTTGTATTATCTGTAGCACCAACACCAACATTTGCGAGTTTAAATTTACTATCAGATATTTTTATAATTTTATATCTTACTGATGTTGACAGTCCACCTACTAAAGATCCATCAGTGGTGTAAGATATAATATCGCCATCACTAAATCCATGATTCTCAAATGTTATAGTGTCATCTACAGGATTAATGTTTTCGGATTTTACCTTTAACTTTCTGTTTTCATATCCTGATCCAGGACTTATAACTTTAATTTCTTTGAGTGTCTTCTTAGTATTATATAATTTAAACTTATGAATGCCCTGAGATGTCGTTGTGAATCCTACTGTATTAATTCCACTGTTATAATTTGAGAGAGAATCATACAGTTTTATTTTTGTTGTATCGACAACTTCGGCATAGTATACAGAACCAGAACTTAAATCTAAATTTTGATATTCATTACTTCCACCAAAAGTTCCTACGCCAATAGGATTATTATTATTTCTATCGTAAATGATCGCATCACCACTAGTCAAATAGTGTGGTTTTTTAAATGTGATCGTATCATCAGTGGTATTAAGACCTCCACCATCCGAAGTTAATCTAGCACTGAATTCAATTTCACGATTTCTAGTTTCTAAAACAGGTTTTAAAATAGCACCGTCACCGTTGCCACCAGAAATAGATACAGAAAGAACATTGTACAAATCAAAGTCTTGTGGATCTACCTTAACTTCCTTCAATTTGCCACTAACTACTGGAGTAATTAAAGCAGTAGTATATCCAACTGGAGGTGAAGAAACTTGAATTACTGGTGGATTGATTACATCATAATCTTTTCCTCCATTATAGATGTTTATTTTGTCTAGAGGACCATAATAAATTTTATCCGAAGACTTGTAACTTGCAATTTCAACTCCATTAATTGCCATTCCCACCGTTGGTGGTTTTGTTAAAATATCATTTCCTTTCTTAATATTTCGGACTAATGGAAACTTTTTAAGTAATCTTTGTGGTTCAATAGAATTATCTTTTTGAGTGTATAATGTAAAAGTATGTGATGCTAATACTTCTGGAATGGTGAATTCTAGATTGAGACCAATATCAATTAATGATATTGAACCGTATAATTTTATTTGTCTTGGATTTGATAAAACTTCTACAAAATAATTACCTTCTGGAAGACCAGTCAAAGGATTGGAGGAACTGTAATATATTTCATCTCCAGTAATAAAATCTACAGGAGTATCAAAAGATATTATTGAATACTTTAATGTAGTAGAATTGAAACCTAATATATAACTATTCTTTGTTGGAGATGGTATTGTAGAACTTATAATATTCTGAGTTATATCATAAGATGGAAGAGAATTTGACGCAACATATGCATAATCAGAATCTGTATATAAATTTTGAACGTCAGAAATAATTGAATTATTGCCAAAAGAAATTGGTACTCCAGTGCTAGATGAAGTTCTCAAATTTCTTCTTAAAGTGAGTTCTTCTGTTTCTAAAAATCCTACTAAATTATCTAATGATAAATTTTTACCATCAATTGAAGATACAATTGCTCCACTGTATAGAACTGTGTTAGTTGTCCCATTAAGAATATCAACAGAATCGCCAACTCTTAAACTGGACTTATCAACTGAATCCTTTAATACAAAAGTAGTATCATCACGTCTCTCAACATCAAATCTTGAACTTGTATTATAAATCCAACTATTTGCTAAAATTTCTTTTTCTGTTCTGCCAAGGTTAAGGATTTTTTCTCCAACATTATCAACATATATTTTTTGACCTTCCACTAAAGAACTAACTGTTCCTTTAGGAGTAAATTTTGATAAAACTCCAGTAAGTCTAATTCTTACCTCTTTGGAAATATCTCCATTTTCATATCCAAAAAAGTACTCATCAGTTCTTATATTGTCCTTTATCTCAATTGTATTTTGAATACCACTACATCCTAAAAACTGATTTACTGATTTTGATGTGTATGTAATAGTATTATCGCCACTTATGATTGTCCCAGAATCAGGAAAACCTATCGTCGAATCTACTGTAATTACGGAGGATCCTACGGATACTTCATTAATTACTTTAGTTTCTGCCTGAACATTAAAAGTTCCTTCAATTAAATCTCTATCATCAAATCCAATAAACAAACCTAGTTTGTAATATGTTCCAAATCCAGGTCTATTGAAAATTTCTACTTCAGATACTGATGCAGAAGTTCTAGAATCTGACGATTTTGTTATGGTTTGTCCAACCAAATTATTTGGTTCTCCAGAAATAGCTTCGACAATAACAACTTCTCTTCTTCTGTAATTAGATGATGATGGTTTGAGTAGATAATTTTCTAAATCAACTATTTTTGCATCTACACCATAAAGAACCTTGAATAGAATTTTGAATGATTCTTCCGTTCCTTTTGATTCGTATAAACTTCTTGCTTCCTTTATAAAATTATTAACATTCAAATCCGATACAAAACTAGTACCTTCAAGTCCTGGGGTTAATTGATATTTTAATTTTTTATAGAACTCTTTTAAAAATCCTACACTTAAATTCTCTACCTTCTTACCAGAAGAGTGTGTTGCTGCCTTAGATTCACTGAATATTATCTCTTCAGAGTCTAGATCGGTTCTGAAAGAAGTTATTCCAGAAAATCCTCTAATACAACCAGTAAAACTATTTCCACTTACTCCAGTATATGTGAAAATTTCATCATCAATTTTAAATAATCCGTATTCTGGTGGAAATCCCTTGGTACTTGAAACTTCAATAGTACTCACTTCCGATGTCGTTGTAATGCCAACGGACAGTGTAGTGTTGTTAGAAATTACATCGGGAGTTAAATTATCTAACTTTAAGTATTGATCAAGGTTGTCAGTAAGGTCTAAAGTTCCTCCCTGATATTCCTGTGAAATATAATATTGTTTTAGAAAATCTACTGCCTTTGGACTTTCTGAAAGTATGAATTCTGGTAATTGACTCTCGATTATTTGTTGAACTTTTACCCTCTTCTCAAAGCCCGTTTGTATCATTTTATCCCCTCTTAAGTTCTCCGTTTAAGTAGCTTGAAGTAACCTTGTATCCAACGCCAGAAATCTGTTCGCCAGATGTTATAGTATCTTTAACCATATTTATGGTGCTATCGGCAACAGAAAAGGATAGATATAGATCCTTTAATCCAACAATATCATTTGATTCTGGGAACGCTTGAATTTCGACAATATTATTGTCTACGGTAGTTGAAGTTATATTCAAAGTCTCTAAAATTATCTCTCCCTTGACATAATCAACAGTTCCTGCAGACTTAACTACAACCTCATATTTACCAGAATTTCCAACATCTTTAACGACAGACATAACACCGGTCTTACCATCGCTATTTGGAACATCTGTGAAATAGAATGTTCCCGTTCTGCCAGCAAGAGTAAATCCCGTACTCTTTATATTAAATCCTACACTATTGACATGGAACTTATTACCAAAACATAATTCATACTGTGTGGATTGATTAATCTGAACTTTTAAATCTCTACGAATGATAACTCTTGTAATATTTGATGTAATCCCATTATCAGAGTTATCAATTGTTTGGCATAACTTACTATACTTAAACCTTCCTCCAAACTGATTGATGTTTGCTTTTGCAAAACTATTGAGGACTGATAATACAGTGCTCTTAAGATCAGCAACACTGGATACCTTAGAGTTGTCATAATAAACTGCAGAATTTATTTCAACATATAAGACTTTAAGATCTATAATTTTCTGATTTATTCCTGAAAGAGAATAATTCTTCAGTTTTGAGAGTATTGTTTGTTTATCAAAATCGGAAATATAATTACCATTCTTTGGTTTAATGCTGATGATAACATTACCAAACTGTGGTGGATCTAACTCTTCGCCACCAACAACAGATACAGACTCTGTATTTGGATAAATTGATTGGATAATTGCTTCATAGTCACGAGCAGTTACAGCACGATGTTGAGATGAATATAATCTAGGAGCAAAATACTTAATTGAATTTACACTTTCAATATTTCCCCCATTTATAGATTTGGTATTAGATGTAATTGATATATTTTCAATTATAGAATTGTTATCATCTAATACTCTTCCTGCAAAAGAAAATTCACTGGCATTATTACCTTCCTCGCCATTAGTAACAATATATGAAACTGTAATTATTGCGCCATTTTCCAACTTTTTACCAAAATAATCATCTCCAAATAGAAGTTCATACTTCTCATCCTGAATTTCTTGAATTAAGTATACCTTAGAGTTTTTATCAATGTTCAGAATATTATCAACTCTAGTGTATTCATTACCTTCACCACTATCTGATGGTCCTTTTACTCTTACAACTATAGTTGAAGTGTCAATAAAAGAATTATCAAGGATAAAACGTTGATTTATTGATGTATTGGCAACAAATTGCTTTTTAAGATATGTTCCCTCATAGACAGTTACATCACTGAAAGTTCCATTCCCAGATTTTAGTGTAGTTGTAACATCTTCTGGAATAGAAAATATATAATTGCTGTTATTTACTGCTCCTACACACACTAGACCCGCCTGTAAGGTCGCTGTATTCTTATCTTCCGCTGCAGATACTCTAAGACTTACAGTTGCCTTAGAGGCGCTTCTAGAGCGAGGTACATATCCAATATTTCTTGCTAAAGAAACGACATTTTCACGTAATGTTGCCGAGTCCAAGAAGGATTCATTGGCAACCATGTTTGCGTTAAACGCATTAATATAGGTATTATATGCTAATGTGTCGATTAAAACCGAAAAATTAGACCCCTCAAAGTCAAAATCCGTGAAATCTGAGTTTGCACGGAGATAACTCTTAATAGAAGTCTTTATTTGGTCAAAATCTAGGTTTGAAAATTTTGTAAAAGGCATGTTTTATCTGGTAGCCTCTAGTAAAAATGAAAATTCTTGAGTAGGAACATCTTGACCGACAATATCAAAGATCACTGTTACGTCAAAAGCATTATTATCAGGTTCGGGAGTGACCTGAACCTCTAAATTATCCACTCTTGGTTCAAAATTTTCAATTGCTGTTATAATTTGATCTTCAATGAGTGATGCAGTACCAAAATCGACAAAATCAAACAGACTTGAGCGTACATCGGACCCAAAAATAGAGTTAAAAAACTTTTCAGATGGGATAGTTTGTACTATATTACGAACAGAACGTGCAATTGCGTTCGAATTCTTCAATATTGGTAGGTCTTTTGTCACAGGATGTGGTTCAAAAGACAAACTAATGTCCTTAAATGCTCTTGATATCCTTGTGACTGCCATTTGTCAAGAAGTTTTCTGGATTATTTATATTTACTTCCAAGGATTTCCATAATTTGGTTCTGTACCATAACTCCAATCATCATAATCTTCATCATTACGAATTTTTTCATGCAATTCTGTCTGCTTTTTAAGGTCATGACGAGGTGCAGTGTCGTGCATTACCTCTGTTAACACTCTTTTTTGAGGTAAATTTTGCATTGACCCATAATCTGAGGCAAGTTTTGTGGTCCCCCACATCTCCCTCATGTATTCTTTGTTCCTATCGACAGGTGATTGTCCCATTTTAG